AATCTTACACCAAATGTTACTTTATTTAAAGTATTTAGTGGCGATGTAACACCTACTGAGAATGAATTAGCCCATATATTAAGATACATTTTAAGTAATGTTATATTGCCTTGGAATAATGCTGCAAATATATCAGTACCTAATTCACCTAAACATATATTACCATTACCATACGTGTTGAAATGATTTATCATATTAGTTTCACCATATCTATCAGCAGTATATACAAATGGATGCTCTAATCCATATAAATATGGAAATTTATGAGCTACTGTACCAACAAATTCAGTTTTAACCATATGTTGACCTTTTGATATTCTGCGATGATTTGTTACTAATGTTATTAAATCTACTGTAAAACATACTACTAATTTACCATAAGGTAATTCAGCATATTGTGTAGTCATATCAGCATTAGTTACATTTATTTTAACATCATCTAATAACACTCTAATATTAACAAACCATTTACCTGGATTAATTTCTCCAAAATGGTCATACTTAATATCATTAGCGTGGTCTACATTTTCATACATAACTGTATTCCATACTCCAACCATTTCATTATTATCATCAATTTCAGGATATAATCTGCCAAGTCTATCAGAACCAGCGTCACTATATTCACCACGATATCCTCTTAATGTTCTGCCATAATGTGGAATAGTGCTAATCTCTACTTTAACATTATCATATCCTGTTGTAAAACTATTTAACAGTTCATATAATAGACCTTTTGCTTCATTTAAGTCATCATCAGTATAAAGCTCTGTTCCATCTTTTCGATAACGATATAACATTCCATCAAGAGTATCTAATGAATCTTGGAAATTTTGATATCTCCAATTATTTCTTTCTAATAGTTTATGAATACTATTAGCTCCACGTCTTTTCTTCCAATGTGGATATAATATATTGCTAATATTATCTTTTATTTTATTATATGTTCCTGGTTGCCATCTAGCAGTTTTAGTAGCTACTAAATCCATTTCATATCTTTCATTAAAAGCTAATAACTTTTCTGAAAACTCAGCAAATCCTGATAATTGTTGATAGTCTAAATGATTTAAATCTAAATCAGGCGTCTCTGGTTTTGCTGTAAAATCAAATGAATATTGCATTTTTATTTACTCCTTTATTTATCTCAGGGGAGATTGTATCACACATCTATCTCGATAGGAAAGGATAAGTATCCCCCCTGATGTATTCTAGTATTAATCAAATAAGCTGATTAGGGATTGAGGAAGTGACTTGACTATCTATTGCTAATTCTCCATTGCTGGACCATAGCTCAATGTACTGTGCTTTTTCTCATACCTAAAAGAACCTTATTTGTACCCAATGTGATAATTACTGATTACCACCTCTTTTGTTACCTGCAACATGAACAACTCTATCATCTTCAGCAACTGGTGTTGAATCAGAAGAATCAACATCATTAACACAAATATGACCTGTTAATCCTAACTCTTCTCTTAATGCGCCAACTGTGTTAGCTTCATTGTTTTCTGTTGCTGCCATTACTACTCTTGTTGGTTGTAATGTCATTGTACCATTCATTAGTTGAATAGTTGTTTCTGTTGTAGTTACTACTGTTTCTGTAGCCATTTTATTTACTCTCTTTCTCGCTTTTATGCGAACTATGAGAACTATTGTTCTCGTGATTAATCAATAATATGCTAGATGCCATATCTACCATATTCACGTGTTCTTCTTTATTATATTTCAACTGTTCAAGCAATTTCTTACCTTTCTCAGTCAAGCCATATAATTTTTCTGACATACTTAATCCTCCTCTATTTGTATGTTCATTTTATCTACTAAAAATAACAATACCGCTATTTCAAAGAAATCATCATGAGTGACACCTTCAGCATTATCTATAATAATTAACGCTTTCTGTAGTGTTTTATTATTCATTTTATCTACTTTCTTCTTAAATACGTGATATTGTTCCATTACACTTACTATTTTTTCCATACTACTCCTTCGGTATTATACCATTCCAAGACTTAGGATAAATCTTTTTTGGTAATGTTTTTATTATTTTAATATCTTCATATCTAATTTTACTATGCTTAGATATATTTTCTTTAGAAGGTAACCATCTTAGATTATAATGAGAAAAGCATCTTTGTAAATCTTTTTTATTTTTTGGATTATACGCAGATACAGGTATAATATGGTCTATATGGTAATTTAAATTCTTAAGCTTTTTAATACTCATGCCTAAGCTTTTTGCATTAATACTTAAAGATTTTAAACAATCTTTATAGTTTATAATATCATGACTATTATTATATGGCTTATTATCTAATGATGCTTTTATTGAATGTAAAAGTAATCGTTTTAAGCTATATTTAATAGGATTATTATAATATCTTTGCATATCATTTACTCTTCTTTTTAGTTTAGCTTTTTCTTTTCTTGCTTTACATTCAATACTTTCATGATATTCTATCCTCGATGTTTGCCATTCAAGTCTTTTATTTTGCAATTCTATTTCTTTTTTATTAGCTATTTTCTTATTTATCTTTGATTGTGTTCGAAATTGATTAAAATAAAATGCTTTATCTATCCATCTTTTAAATGATTTTGTTATATCTTTTTTAGCAAAATGATTAATATAACTAAGTGGTATATCTTTCCTTTTATAAGTAATTCCTCTAATTATTACTTGTTTTGTATTATCATTTATAGATTCTTTAATAGCTAACGCATCTTCATATCCAGTCCAATCTTTTTTTTCTAACATCATAATATTGCTCCTTTACGTGTTTATATTAACTAAGTAGCAGTTATGTACTGATATATCACTAAGTGGATACATTTGCGTGTTCAGCATACTGCTACTTAATTAATTGTTTAATTGAGGTAGAGAGTCAGGTGCGCTAGATGTCTTAATAGGGATAAAACCCATACCTAACTCTCTTTTTCAGAGTATCAAAAGGGTGACATGAATGGTAATATCAATAACCTGTAACCACCTGGCATATCTCACGATGGATGCTCTCTACTCTGTCAGTAAGTTATTTTATAAATGGCCATAGTATTACATTTAAGATACTTGGTTGGTATTTAACCACTCCTACTATTAAATATAATATGAATATCCAACCTATTAAATAAGTTAAATCTTCATCTGTCCATTGACCTTTAAAGTTAATCCACCATGATTTAATACTACTTAATCGTGATGGTTCAGCTTTTTCCCATACTTTTTTCATAAAGTCATCTCCTACTTTTAATGCTTTGTTTTCTTTTTCTATTTTTTCATAGAACTTTTCCCAATGCTCCACTTCTTCATCAGTTAATGGTTCAACAAATAACCTTTGTAATGGAGTATTTTCTATATCATCTCTACCAACTGTATGAGTTAATGCATATTCATTATATTCATCTTCTTCAGGTGGATAATCAGGTGACCAGAAATCATTACATATTGGAGGTAATGTATCATCCTTATTACTTTCTGGCTCAAGGACACAATCACTAACATCATGTCCTTGTTCTCTTAATTCTATAATAGCATCTTCCATAGTTTCAGGAACATCATTACATTCTTCTACTAGTTTACCATCTCTATAATATTTCCAAGACATTATTCTACCTCACTTTCATCATAATATGGTATTTCATCACATTCTGACCAATGTTTAGCTTCTTTAATAGCTTCTTCTTTGTCATTATATGCATAAAATCCTGTTTGTATTGGATTATGTTTATTATCCATTAAAACTGCTTTCCAACCACATATTGGCTGATAAACAGTTATGTAATAACCTTCCATATTAAACCGCCTTTCTTTTAGCATTTCTCGCTTTTATACGTGCTATTTGTGCAGGTGTTCTACCATGCCGTTTTAATTGAATATTCTTTTTCTTTCTATCCATTTTAGTTTGCTTACTATTTCTCATAATTACCTCTTTTCTTTATTTTTTTGGTTGTCTATTTTTAATTTGTACTTCTTTATTGCAATTATTACAAAATCCTTTTACTAGCCATGATGTTTCAAATTTCCATGATTTTCGTGCTTCTGTATTATGAACAGCACAATCATAAGGATAATTCTTTACATTTGATGGCCATTGAACTATTTGAGCAAATACATCAGAACTATAACATTCTTTACAACAGAAATTAAATCCTTTTGGTTTTATAGGAGTTAAATTACTGTTATATAAATCTTTTCCACTGATATAATGTTCAACAGGCTTTACTTCATGGCATTTTATATTTAACCATACTGGATAATTATATTGCTTTTTATTAACAAAATATAATTTAGGAAGATTCTTCATCTTACTACCTCGCTTTCTTTATTTTACGTGTTTATTATTAAAAATGTTGAGAGATGCTAACCCTGAGGCCCTCGCTAGCCTCACGCCACCGCCCCTACTCTGCGTAGAGTGCCCATTTCATTGGGTATGAATATTTCATCATCCCACTCATCCTCGCATCTCTCAATATTAAATCAAAATTTTAGACAGTTTAAAGTCATGTCTAGGACTATCAAGGAAGAGTATTTGAGTTAGTTTTACTTCTTACTCAGGAAGACGGACTAAACGCCCTATTATATGTTATATTGGATTCACTTCATTAGTTTTACTCCTTTTATTTATCGTTTTTATGTATGCATCTTTTATTCTATCTTTATACTGCTTAAGAGTATGCTCTAAATGCTTAATTCTTTTTTCCTGCTCAATACAACAACTACAACAATGTTCAAAATTAGTAGGTTCTTTATGCCTTGGTTTATGTGCCATTATGTATTACTCCTTTTAAAAAAAATCATTTAACTCACAGCTATGTGTGTAGTACTATAAAAAAAACATATCTATCCCGCTTAATATAAACAGGATAGATATGTCGTAAAGCTTTAAGGTGAATCTATTCAACAGTATCAGAAAACTCAACAGAATCATATAAATCGTCAATAGCTTTAACATCTTTGACAACAAATTCAATTCTATGATTGCATAATTTACCATTAAAATAGGTATTATCATTATTAGGTTTATAACGATAAGTTATTCCTGATTCATTACTAGGAATACAATTAGCAAAACGAGCTTGTTCAGATTCAGTTAATTCACGAGATAATTTAACAGTCAAATTACCTTTATCAGTAACAGTAGGAAAATCAAACATCATTAAATCCTTAATAGTTCTAATAGATTTAACAGTTTCAAAGATTTCAGTTCTACATTCAATAAACTGATTAGACAAAGCATTTATAAATTTATCAAAATATTCATTCATATTCATGATAATTCCTTTCATTTTTATTATATCAGATTTATTCGTTAATGCTATGCAACAATCTGATATAATTGCATAGCAAGGTGTAAGTGGGCACATTGGTGCACTGATTGAAAATTTTATAGCAAGTTAGTTTCGATGAAAGTTCGCCGTTGTATATCACCTGAACTTTCAACGAAAGTAAGTTGGTATAGCCCTTTTTTTCAAGCGGTGTACCAACTTGTATATCTCGTGCACGCATTCTAAGGCTATTTTTTGAAAAGAGTGTATTTCAACGTGTTTTTGTGAGGAATCGCTGATGAAAGGGGGGCCTTATATAGCTACTAGTATCTGCTATTTTTTAATATAAACACGTTAATACTAGTATATAGTAGTATTATATACTACTACGTAGTAAAATAACCCAAAATGGTATATAAGTCAAGCTTTTTATTTTTTTCTTGTTTTATATATTATTTTAATATTATATTTAGAAATGGTATTTTATGGCGATATAAGCATAAATAGGGGTCATTGGTCGATTTTTAAGAAAAACGTCCGTAAAACGCCTATTTTGGTCCTTAATAACGAATATAGCAATGTTGATGACCCACTGCTAGATACTGCAAAACAGGTAGCTATTAGGGATATGGAAGAAGAAATCACGTATATTCACCCAGATTTAACAGAAATGGAGTAATTATGCCTTACGGACCAGGAACTTACGGTAGTAAAAAGGGAAGACCTAAAGCAAAGGTAGTTAAAAAGAAAAAGAAAAAGAAGTGATTCCAGACTGGATTAAGCTATTTATTGAATTATGGGCTTTTTTGTCTGCATTAGCAGTGGTTTTAATACTTATCTATCTAATTATCATAGAATGGAAAGATTAGTGGGTAATATACAATTATTAACTTTAAGGGAATGGGCACGTAAACATGGGGTAAATAACCCGTATTCTGATGAATATGACTATATTACGGCATATAAGCGCAATATTAGCCCTGATAGTAATGGTAAATGGCCAAGATTGGAGAATAATGGGAAATAATAAAAATATACCTGCTTGGCAGCAGGCTGGCATTACATCTGCAAAGAACTTGCAACCAATAGTAGATGAGGCAGATTCATTAATGCAGACACTAGGTTACTCTCCTGCAGCTGATTTTATGCTAGATATAGCGGGTCAAGAGACTATATATGGTCAATTACCGCAACATATGGGGTCTTTAGGCATTACGCAAGTAGATGCAATTACTTATAATGATTTGGTAAATGATATAAATAAGATGAATATTGACTTTCCTACAGCTCAAAAGGGCAAAGGTGCTCATGCGAAGAAGATAAATGAGTATATAAGAAGTAAAGGGGATTACTATAAAGATTTCGATATTACTAAATTAGCTACTATGAAGACGGATGCAGATGGAAATGTAGTATATTCTGACAAATCTAAGTATCATAATGACCCATTAGCTAATTTTATGTTAACACGTATGGTTTTAAGTAGGGATAAGAAAAATAAGATTCCAACCAGTACTAAAGAAAAAGCTCGTGTTTGGAAAGAATTTTGGAATACTAAGGCTGGAAAAGGTGACCCTCAAGAGTTTATTGATAAAATTAACCTATATAGAGGTGATTCAGTAAGTCCTGTAGACTCTACTGTAGATAAGCATAATAAGGTTAGCTCAGCTTTTGTAACTCAATTAATGGATAATCTTCGTGGCCTTGTATAAAAAAGACAGATTAGATGGCAATAGGCATCATGAGGCAGGTAAAGGTGGGGCATTACGCTTCTTTGCTGATAAGAAGTATAGAGAAAACTATGATAAAATATTTAAGAAAAAGTCTAAATAATGCCAAAATACTTATATATAGACCAGGATTACTGGGAATCTTCATATCCTTACTGGGATAATGAATAATGTATATTATTAAGATTAAACATAAGGGGGATAAAGAAGAGACACATTATCCCATTTATAGAGAAAAGGAAGCGAAAGAACGTGGAATTGATTATAAACAATGGAAAACTGCTGATATTGGAGAACATGCACTTACTGATGACAAGTATGTGGCCACAGTGCTTTCCCGTCGCGAGTATACTGATAATACAGGTCGTAAGAATATTTACATGAGATTCCCTTTTGGGTATACGTTTTTTAGCCCAAAGCATAAAACTAAGCCTTTAAACGCTAAAGGACGCAAAACTAATGTTACTATGACTGGAAAGTCTTATTTAGAGGTTCAGTCTAAACAACAGAAGATGAAAGCATTAGCTATGATGTTTGCATTAAAGCCTGATTATGACCAGGCTATAGAGTGGGCATTAGGTGAAATTAATGATTCTCAGAAACGTAAGTGGAAGAGAACAATGAAAACGGAGATATTTCAAGGTATGGTAAGAGAAGAACTAGGTAAAAGATTAACGGAGCACGGTCTAGATGAAGACTATACGTTAGATTTATTAAAGCAGGCTATTGAGTTAGCTCAAGATAAGAAAGATATATCAAATCTTTTAAAAGCAGTAGATAACCTTCAGGACATGCATGGTATGAAAGAAAAGCATTTACTTAAGACTACTGATACAATTGAGGCCTTTTCTAGTGTAAAGCTTATAGATGAGCTAAAAGAAGAAGAAAAAGGATTAACGGTGCAAAGAGTGCAGATTGAGGAGAAGAAGGAAGATAATGAAGAATGACAGATTATAGCAAATACAATACTAATTTAATTTTAGACGTTGCAATGAAAGACCCTGAAATGCCTGGTAATACGCATCCAGGATACTTTCAACCAATAGGCGAAAGAAATATAGGGCAAGAGAAGTTAGCTGCAATGGGAGTAACTCCAGAATTAGAGCAGCTAGCATTTGATATGGCAACTGGAAGCGGTGCTCCTATGGCAATAGGTAGTATAGCTAAAACAGGTAAAGGATTATTACAAAGCTATTTAAAAAAAGCATTTTCTAAGACGCCAAGGGTTAAATCTAGTAAAGACGTATTTGAAGCAGGCAGGTTTGATATATTAAGTGACGCATATACAGGTGGTAGATTTACTCCTGGAATGTCATCAAAGACTGGTTCTGTCCCAGGAGGTAAAAGTCTAAGAAGAACAGCAGTTGACCCAATACAAGCACCTAGTGGTATTGAGAATTATTATAGAAACTTAGTATTAGAATCGGGAGGAAAAGACGGTTTAAGAAACTTTGATAATATGATTAATAGCAGGATGGATTGGATTAAACGTAATTGGGACAGTCATAAAGTAGATATGAGGTATAATAGACCTGCAGATAAATCGTTTCCTAAAGTAGGAACTAAGCGTTATCTTGAAATAAGAAATAAATTAGCTAAAGAAATAGCCTGGGATATGTAGTGGATTTTGAAGAAAAGTATGCTCAACTAGAAGCACTAAAGAAGATGCGGAAGAATATGGCACTATTTGGAAGATACTGCTTCCCGACAGCCCTCCGCAAACAAACACCCCCGTTCCATCACGAGGTGTATTCTTCTTTAAAGGATGACGACACAAAAAGAGTGCTAATAGCTGCTCCTAGGGGAACGGCAAAGAGTACTGTTACCACTCTTATTTATCCGCTATGGAGAACAGCGTTTAAGTCATCTAAAGAAGACTTGTTTATAGTTATAGTATCTGAGTCACAAGCTCAGTCTATTAACTTCTTATCACGTATTAAATATCACTTAATACATTCAGATAAGTTTAGAAGTGTATTTGGAGACCTTGGTCCTAATACTGCATCTAGATGGACTAATACAGATGTATTGCTTGCTAATGGTACTAGGATAATAGCTGTAGGTACAGGTCAAAGAGTCCGTGGTTTTATTGAAGGAGATACCAGACCTAACTTAATTATCGTTGATGACTTTGAGTCAGAGCTTAATGCATATACTCCAGAAGCACGTGCAAAGAATAGAAAGTGGATGACAGAGGCTGTTATACCTTCGCTATCAGATGATGGTAAGATATGTATGATTGGAACGGTTATATCAGAGGATTGCTTCTTATATTGGGCAAAAGATAGTACTGCATGGAAAACCTTATGGTATTCTATATGGGATGATAATCAAAAGTCTATATGGCCAGAAAGGTTTCCTAAAGAGCGTATATTAGGAATTAAAGATGAATTTGCATCCGTAGGTAATTTGAACGGGTTTTATCAGGAGTATATGAATATAGCGCAATCTCCTGATGATGCACCATTTAAACCTGAGTGGATTAAGATGCATCATTATAAGTTTGAAAGAAGAGATGGACAAGCATGTTTAATACAGGAGCTAGATGATGATGATGAAAAAATTATACCAGTGGATGTGTATAGTGGGGTTGACCCTGCTAGCTCTCTATCAAGGCGCGCTGACTTTTTTGTCATCGCTACCATTGCTGTTGATGGCGATAATAGGAAATATCTTATTGATTGTGTACAAAAGCGGATATCACCTGCAGAACAACCTAATGAGATTATATCTGTATATAAAAAATTCAGGCCTAAAAGGATGAAAATAGAGACAGTTGGGTACCAAGAAGCGCTTAGGACTGCAACTAAACAACTAATGCAAGAGGAGAATTTATATATTCCAGGACTAGAAAGAGGCGTTAAACCTAGAAATGCGAAATCAGAGCGCTTGCTCTCACTGGTTCCTATTTTTGCAAAAGGCGATTTTTACTTTAGGCCTGAAGATTTAAGTGCACAACAAGAATTTCTATCTTATCCAAAGGGTAAGCATGATGATATAATGGACGCAGTATGGACTGCGTTAGATGGACATAGGGCTTGTAGGGTGAAAAAATACGTCCCACAAGACGATAAAAGCAACTTTATTAAAAAAATCCTTGACTGGAAGGTAATGTAGGGGTTATATTACGTTTTATGGAAGAGAAGAAAAATACAAAATACGGTGAAATGACAGATAAAGAGGCTGTGGACAAGGTTCATGACCTTTGGCGTACATATTCCAAGAATAGAGACACTTGGGCAAATCATGCACAAGAAGATAAAGAATTTAGATTAGGCAAGCAATGGACTGATGAGCAACGTAAAGTATTACAAGCTCGCGGACAAGCTCCAATAGTAGTTAATCGAATACACCCAGCGGTAGAAGCTGCAAAGGCTATGATTACAGCCAATAGGCCATCATTTAGATGTGCTGCTCGAGAAGACTCAGATAACAAAGTGGCTCAAGTATTAAGTGCTTTATTGTCATATATGTATGACATATCTGATGGAAGGAGCGTAATCAGGGAAGTTGTTGATGATTACTACGTAACTGGCTTGGGTTATATTCACGTATACCAAGACCCTATGATGGACATGGGTAAAGGCGAGGTGCGCTTTCATAGCGTAGACCCTCTTGATGTCTATGTGGACCCTAATTCAAGGGACCGCTTTTTTGATGACGCTGAGAATATTATAATATCTCGGTTTTTTACACGTGACCAAGCCAAAAAATTATATCCTATGTATGAAAAAGCTATTGATAACGCTGAATCAGAACAATGGTCAGATAGGCCTAGTACTGAACGTAGAGATGAAGGGCAAGTTATATTCCCTGAAGACATAGAAACTAAAACCAATTATGGTACATTTGGTGAGAATGATGAATACGTTAGAGGATATGAATGGTATTCTAAAGAAATAGTAGATAGATTTCGAATTTTTGAAAGGTTTTCTGGCAAGGAAGATTTGTTAGAGCAGGAAGCATTTGATAAGTATATTAATCAACCTGCATGGATTATAAACGGTCAACCAATAGTTGATGAAGAAAAAGCTAAACAGCTTGCTATGCAAGTTGAGCAACAGATACAACAGCAGTATCAAATGAAAGTCGAAGAGCTTTCTAGACATGGAGCAAAAGTAGATGATTTGCCAACGCCTCCTAAGCCAGATATTAGACAAGTTGACTTTCAAGAGTTGATATTATTAAAGTTTATTGAAGTTGCAAGAGTTCAAGTTAGGCGAGTTCATCAATGCGTAGTAATAGGTGATAAAAAATTATATAGTAGAATTTTACCTACTGAAAATTATCCTATTGTTCCTTTTTGCAATATACATACAAGGACTCCATACCCTGTATCAGATGTAAGAATGGTACGTGATATGCAAGAGTATATCAATAAAACACGTTCTTTAATAGTAGCTCATGCTACTACAAGTACTAATACAAAAATATTAATACCTGAAGGTAGTGTGGACATGAAAGAGTTTGAAGAGAAATGGGCACAGCCTGGAGTTGCAATTCCTGTTGATATGGATGCTGGAGCTCCTCAGCCTGTTCAACCTATGCCTCTTCCTAATGAACTCTATAAAAATGAAGCTGATGCTAAAAACGATATAGACCATCAATTAGGTTTATATGAAATGATGCAAGGAAATTCATCAGTTGCTCCTCAAACATATAAGGCTACTATTGCGTTAGATGAGTTTGGACAAAGAAAAATTAAATCAAAATTAGCTGATATTGAAGCCAGCCTTACTCGCGTAGCAGAAGTGGCTATACCTTTAATACAGCAATTGTATACTGTTGAGAAAGTATTTAGAGTTGTACAACCTAATAACTCTCTATCAGAGTATGCAATAAATAAAAAACTTTATGATGATAAGACAGAAGAGATTAAAATTGTAAATAATATTACAATTGGTAAATATGATGTTATTGTAGTAGCAGGTTCAACCTTACCTACTAATCGATTTGCTGAACTTGAGTTTTATATGGATGCTTATACTAAAGGACTTATTGATAAAGAAGAGGTTCTTAAGAAAACAGAAGTATTCGATATTGAAGGTGTATTAGAGAGGACTGATATTATTGGTCAACTACAACAACAACTTCAAGGAGCGCAAGAGCAAATTAAAAAATTAACTGGCGATTTACAAACTCGTGATAGAGAAGCTGTTAATCTTCGTAAGAGAATTGAAGTTGAGAAGTTTAAATCAGATATGGACAAAGTTAGTAATAAAGCGCAAGCTGCTAATACTGTATTTGAAAAACGACTTGATGACAATTTATCCACCATAAAAAACGACATTCGTCGTTCAATCAAAGATAGCTCACCTCCTAAAGGTGGTACAGGAGCAGCTAAAAACAAGGAAAAAGAATAATGGAAAACGCAAATGTGCAGGACACTCCACAACAGTTTAATGAAGGTACTTCCGATGCTTTTGGAACCCCTCAAGTAGAAGCTGGACAGGACTCCTCAAGCGAATTGTCCGTTGACGATATTATACTAGGTAATGTTGATGACACGGCTCCCGCTTTTGGGACACCCATAGATGAATCAGTAGAAACACCATCTCCAACTCCAGAAGGCGATGCTAGAAATGATGATACTAGATATCAGTACTGGCAATCGCAAGCTTCTAAGTTAGAGAATGAATTAGGTCAAGTTAAAGAAGCACAGGCTCAACAACAGTTAATGATGCAACAGCAAATGTTAGCTAATCAGCCTCCTGCTCAAGAAGCTGAGCCTGAAAGGTTTCCTGATGCTCCAGCAAGACCAGTAAAACCTCGTAATTATTCACGAGAAGAGGCATATAATGACCCTTCAAGTGAAAGTGCTCGATTTTTAGACGAGCAAGAAGAATGGCGAGATAACATGGAAGAATATAGAGACCTTAAAAGTCAATATGAATCAGCCGTTATGCAAGACAAGCTTCAGCAAGAGCAAGCTGTACGTGTTCAAGAAGCACAAAGACAGCAAGCTTATGCTCAACAAAAAGCTCAAATAAACCAAGTTGGAAATCTAGTGATGGAAAAATATGGTTTAACACAGCAAGAAGCTGGTTCTTTTATTCAAGACATGTCATCTGACGATTCATTAACAATGGATAATTTGGTACAATTGTGGAGGATGAAGACAGGACAGAGAGCTCCTCAGGGGACTCCTGTTCCAAATAATCCGTCTCCTACGTTTGAACAAACGAAGAGAGCGCAACAAATACCTTCTCCTATGGGTGTTATGCCTGGCACAGGCCAGGAAGCGACAACTGCCACAGAAGACCAAGTTATGGATTCAATGATTGCGGATTTTAATAGTAAAAATCCGTTCAAATAATAAATAGCTCTACTTGAAGGCGAAAGCAGTTGATAGAGGGCTTTAGATAGAGAGGTATTAAAATGGGAACATTTTATAGTCAGGCGCCTGGTAATACTCCTTCGGGTGTATCTCTACAAGATAATAGAAGAATATTTAACTTTGGTGATAGAGTAGCTGAATTAGCTCCTAACCAAAGTCCTTTTTTCGTATACTTATCTAATGTGGCAAAGAAGGCGACCAATGACCCAGTCTTTAAGTTCTTAGAACAAAGACATCAATGGCAAAGACGTAATTTTAACTTAGGTGAAGCAGTTGGAACTAACACTTATTCAGTAGGTGAGTTCATAAATGACGCTGGCGATGACAAAGTTTTAACTTACGTAAATTATGATAAATATGGAGCAATCCAAACAACTGAATATGTACCTGAATTTTTCGTAGAAGGTTTAATAGTTGGTATTGAAGATACTACTGGAACGGTAAGGCGTTACAGATGTTCTGAAACACCTACAATAACATCTGGTGCTGGAACTGCAGATGTTAAATTTAAAGCTTTAGAAGCAGGAGATTGGGCTCATGCAGATGATGCTAAAGCAGCTGTAATTGGTAGCTCATGGGGTGAGGGTACAAACGCTCCAGACGGTTGGCAAGATGCATTAATGGACAGAGAGGGATATTGTCAGATTTTTAAAACTGCAATGAACATGTTCTCTGGTACTGCAATGGCAACTGAATACAGAGGTATATCTAATGAATATCAACGTGTTTGGCAAGATAAGTTGATGGAACATAAAATGGATATTGAGCAAGCTTTATTATTTGGTGTAGGTTCATCAAGTAATGATGCAGTAGCTGATACTGGTGCTCCAAATAGATATACACATGGTATCCTTCCTTATACTCAATCTAACGGTAAAGTATATAATATGTCATATGCTTCATCAGGTTACGATGCTTTCTTAGATGCAATGGAAGATTTCTTTGCACCTGAAGGTGGTAACTCTGGTAATAAATTAGTATTAGCTTCAAGAAAAGTTATTACTTATTTAAATAAATTAGGTTCTGGTTCATTCTTAAATAACTCTGTTGGTGCAAGCCAATATAGATTAGATGTAGACCAAGTTCCTGGTGCATTTGGCCATACTGTTACTGTTGTAAATACAATATTTGGTAACTTACACTTTGTTCAAGAGCCTTTATTAAGAGGACTGTGGGAAGATTACTGTATTTGTATTGACTTAAGTAATGTTGCTTATCGACCATTGGTTGGTAACGGCATTAGCAGGGATACATTTATTGAAACCAACATCCAAGATAACGGCGCGGATGGAAGAAAAGACCAAATCATTACTGAGGCTGGTCTAGAAATACAACTTCCTGAAACTCACGCTATCTTGAAATTTAGTTAAGGGGGTGTATGATGTCTTGGACTAAAACACAAGCAAATGGGTATGATATATATACTACGTCCGCTCTTACTTTAGCAGATAATGCAGGAACTAATGCCGAAGTAGTCGCTGTAACAGCAGCTATTCCTGATGGAGTAAACTGGGAAAATGTTAAGTTTCCAGTAAATGCTGACATGACAGTTGCTGCTGGAGCCGCAGTTACTTGCGATATGATTCTTCAAACATCTAGCACTGGCACAACTAGTGATGATGTTATAGGAACAGGTAGTGCTGTTACTCCTAGTTGGGTAGATTCAGTAGCTATTGATATCGATATCTTGGCTGGAGGAACTGCAAATCATAGTAAAGAATGTGATGCAAGCAGTGTTTATGCACCTTATGCAAGGTTTGCTATAAAAACTGCTGCAACAGACTTAACTGATGCTGCAGGAAGATGCGTTGTATCTTTCGCTCATAAACCATCTAAACCAAACAATGAAGGTTTGGCATCTGGTGATTTTAGCGGTGTAGGTAAAGACCCATCATAGTAAGTAATAAAAATATAGAGGGGAGCTTCGGCTCCCTTCTATAAATAAGAGGCAATATGGCAACAACATTTGGAAAAAAGTTAGTAACTAATAGTATTTATTTATATCCTCAATCTATTGGTAAAATTGATAAAAAAATAGGTGGAACACTAGTTGAAGAACGTGGTGTTTATACATTTCAATTTCAAAACGCTGTTGATGGTCCAGCTGTTGAGACTCATAACTTAACGGCTAATGATATATGTTTATGCCCATTAATGGATTATGAGTTTACAACAGATATGATGATATGGTTTAAAAGAATTGGAACTATTTCAGATACATCTGTTGAGCTTGGATGGTATGGACAAAATGATGAAAGTATTATTAGCGATAATTGGGTTACATTAGATGCAGATGGTATTACTAGTGTAGACCCTAATCCAAATCAAGGCGACTGGGGTTCTCCTAGATTAATAGATTTTGATGCATTCGATGTAGATACAACTGCATCTTCAATGCAAGCACGTCATACTGCAATTGGACTTAAATTCAGTACAGCACAGTCCGCTGGAGCTGTAACATTAAAAGTAAAAATTATGCCATATAGGGCATAGGAAGGTAATCATGGCAAAAGGTGATAAAATTAATATAAATTTACAAAAGCTTGAAGGTTCAATGGAAGGTATTATGAATCAAATGGGCTTAGGTGTAAATGTAGCTCAAGGCGGTAGTTTAGGAATGCCTAAAAAAACTGTTAAAAAGTCTCTAAAGAAAAGTACAAAACCTGGTAATGATTCTAGGTCATTAAATGACTCAAAATCAAGCGCTGCAATTGACATCATCGGTATTAAAAAAGGTGATGAGAAAAAGAAAACTTCTGACGGCAAAATACAAGTAGAGACTCATCCTACTAAGAAAAAAGAAGATTCAGCTACTGCTAACCTTAGTGATGTACATAGAAGAAAACCATAGGGGGTTAAATTATGGCTAATACAATAACTAAATGGAAAAGTGGGCAAAACCCCACCCCTGGGACAGAATCGGTAGGCTATCCTAATTGTGATTTTACATGGAATGTAGGAAGTGGTACAGACCATGCAGAAGTATTGTCTGAGCCATTTGCATATCCTGGGCGATATTTTACACTTCTTATTAATACTGCAGGTGCTTCTATATCAACAAGTACTACAATGACATATACGTTATATGGCTCTAATAAAGCAGATTTAACTCATTCAATGTGGGATACTATTGTAACGGGTTCTATATCTAATGCTGAAATAGATGATGAAATAGCGCTTGTAAAGTATGCAGCAGAAACTAATGGTAGCACTTTAGGCTTTGGCATTTATAAGTTTTATAAATTAGGTTTAGACCCTAATCAAGACCCTGGAGTTGATTATGCTATTAAAGTAGGTATTAATGCTCCTCCAGTAGGAAGTGATGCCTAATAGCAAAGTAGTATATTCAAGTAATGTAGGAAACCCTTGGAAGGGGGAAGTTGCGCCTAATACTAGGCGTAAATTGAATGTAGAGAATAAATCTAAAAAAGGTAAAAAATAGTGGCTTTAGTTACGAATTTTGAAGATAGAATTAAAGATTTAGCTGGCGTACCAATTACGGCTGATACAAATGCTTTAGAGCAATTTGTAGTAGATGGTTGTTATGACGTGATAGATAAATTAAAACAGACTGGTGATTTTGAAGTTCATAATTTTGTAACAGCTTCTTTAGCAGAAGAAGATGGAAGTGGTCTTGATACTGATGAAATTCGTAATATAGAATATGTTGAACGAAATGGGTTTCCTTGTAGGAAAGTTCCTGAAACACAACGTCAATATTTAGATAATGCTAATTCTATTTATAAGGCCACCGCTGATGACCCAGTATATTATATATTTAATGGTACTGCTCATGTTAAACCTGAGCCCAGTGGCAGCGAACCTGCTTATTTTTATTATATTAGACCTTTTACAATAACATCATTCAATAGCTCCACTTCTTCTATTAACGGGTTTCCTGATGAGTATTATGAACATATAATATTATATGCTGCTCATATGGCTTTAGGTAGGCAATTATTAAACTTAATACAAGATACTACTGATGCTTCTATTTCTATGGATGTTATATCTAAATTGATGAATGATAATAAGCCAAATTCAGGTCAAGACGTATGGGATTATTTAGTAGATGAAGATTCTGAAATGGCTCAAGCTACAATGGCAGCTATTCAAAGTGCTAGTGCGATTAATAAACAAAAGTATGATTACTATAAGGATAGAATGATGGCTTTAAAAGCAGAATATATGGGCAAGTTTAACTTTCAAGCCGCAGGAGGACAAGGTTAATGGCAACTTTAGCTAATAATACTATAGCATCTACATATCCATTATTATTAAAAATATCTGATACAGGTCTTAATGCAAGTTTAAAAGCGATAGAAGATGGTGATGGAACTAGCTCTGCATTAATGGTATCTACAGAGGGTATTGCTGTTGAAACTTCTGGCTTACAGGTACATATAGATAGTGGTTCTCCTATTTATGGAGTGCAAATAGAAACTGCAGCTAGTGATGGCGCTGGCTGGTCACGTAGTTATAATTTTGGAAAGCAAAGTGACAATACAAAATTAACTGGATTTGGTGGATATGGAACGGCTGAAGCTCTTACATATAATTGGATTGGGACTGAGTATAATGATTGCAATATGAGAATTAGAAAAGATTCTCAAGTTAATTTTATAAATGCAGACGTATCAATTACAGGTACTAATAAGTTATATTTTGGAGCTACGTCTAGTACTACTACAGATACTGTAGGAGACACTTATATCACTGAAGGAAGTGCGAATAAACTTAAAATTTATGCTGGTGGAGTTAATTGTGCAACATTTGAAGATGATTCAATAGAGCTTGGAACATCTCAGCTATCTCTTACAAGCGATTCTGGAGCTGAAATATATTTTTCAGGTACTGGAAATGCTGCTAATATAATAGGCGAACAATCGATGGGGTTACGTGCTGGTTATGGAAGTTCAGATTCAAGTCATGTAATTACATTTGGAACAGCGGGGGTAGATGGCCAAATTGTAATGAGAAGTGGTAATCTTAGATTTGCTCAAGCATCTTATATAGAGCCAGAAGCAACTGCTCATAATGCTGTAGGTCTTGGTTTAACTATAGCGGGAGGAAATCCAACTGCTGGAACTACAGATAATATAGCTGGTGGTAGTTTAACTATTGCAGGAGGGCAAGGTAAAGGAACGGGAGCAGGCGGAGATATAATATTTCAAGTAGCAAATGCAGGTGGTTCTGGTAGCTCTCTTAATAGTTTAGCAACAGCAATGACTATTAGTGATGATACAAATATTACTATGGCTGGAGGCTTAACTGTAGTTGGAGATTTAGATTTACAAGGTGGAGATATTACTACTGATGCAGGCGACATAGTCATTAAATCTAATGGTAATTTAACATTCCTTTTAGATGATGATAATGATGAAACATCTCAAAGTTTTGCATTTTATAATGATACTACAGAAGTGGCTAATTTAGATGAATCAGGAAATTTACAAATAGATGGCAGTTTAACAGTTGGTAGTAATATTATTAAAGCTTCTGATGGTGGAAGTACTATTACGATGGACACATCTGACAATGTAATTATTGCTGGAAGCTTATCAGTCGGAGGACCATTTTTAATTATGCCTAATGGAGGTCTTATAGCGCCTGACAACACAGCTCATAATGTTGCAGGAGCATCTATGTTAATATCTGCTGGAGATACTACTGCAGGGGATACTAACGATATAGCTGGTGGGACTTTAACTATAGAGGCTGGTAAAGGTAAAGGAACAGGAGTTGGTGGCGATATTCTTTTTAAAGTTGCAACGCCAGCTGTAGGTACTGCAAGCACTATGAACTCGTTAGCTACTGTTTTAACTATTAGTGGGACCACTGGGAATGTCTCAGCGACAGGATATGTAAGTGCAGAGAATTTTGGAGCAGCTAGTTATCATAATAAAGCAAGTACTGATTTATTAATTAGCTCTACACAAGATGTTATTATACGTGTTGATGATGACCAGGGAGTTGGAGCTGGTGCACAAAAATTTAAAGTAAAAAATGGAGCTGATAATGTTGTTTCTGAAATGAATGAATCAGGAGACTTAACTATACAAGGTACATTTTTAGAAAATAGAACTACAATTAAGATACCTCCTACAGCATTTACTTCAAATGAGGGAGGTACTGCAGATATAAATTATGCAGTAATTGATGATAGTAGTTCTGTTAAAGGTCTTAGAGTATCTTCCCCAGATTGTGAATTATATGCATATATAGATGTTCCTACTGGCTATACGGCAACAAAAGTTAGAATTAACGGTAGTGATGATGCGATGGATATAGAGGTATATACGTTAGATTTAGACGCTGGTACAATTAGTGCTGAGATATCTAATAGTGGATTACAGACAAATGATGATACTGCATTAGCATCTAATCACGTTGGAGCAGATGATAAAATGTTATTTATAAAAGTTGTAACCACAGCTACAGATGATATTATCTGGGGCGGTTACGTAACAATACAACAAACATAAGAGGAGTTTTATGAATAAGGTAAAAGAAGAAGTAAAAAAAGAAGTATTAAGTAATGATGAAGTAATAGAGTCTTTAAAGATTCAATTAGAAACACATAAAGCAATGGCTTTAAAAGCTCAAGGAGCTATAGAAATATTAGAAAAAATGAATGAGGAAAACTCTAAGGAAGACTAATGACTCAATTAGAACTAATAGAAATAGTACAACAACATCATCCTGCTATGGGACAGACTGAAATACGTTTAGCTTTAAATAGAGCTCAAGATGATTATTGTGCACGTACTGAATTAATTAAAACTTCATATGTGCAAAATTCTACAGCAGGGAAACGTTATTATGAATTACATAGTGATATTTTAAAAATTACTAAAGTTCAAATTAATGATGTTGAAATACCACGATTATTAGAAATGCCTGTTATTGATGATGATGAATGGTCTGATGGTACTAATGAATTACCTACTCCTACAACATCGTCAAATGAAAGATATTGGTATGTTGATAATCGTAGATTAGGGGTTGTTGAAAAGGTAATAGATACTGTATCACGTGATGATAAGACAACTAATTTTCAATCTATATCAGAAGCTAAAGAAATGAGAATACATGCGATTGCTCAGGCGACAGATTTTACTACTACTTTAACAAGTAGTTCTGATTTGCCTAATCAATTCCATGAAGCTTTATCAAGCAAGGTAATTGCAGAGGGTTATTTAAGACCTCCCAATCTAAATCCTAACTTACATACTGTATTTGATATAAAATATAAAGACTTTGTAAAAGAAGGTAGAAAATATGCTAGGTCTAATTATGGACACACTGGTCATATTAAGCCTATAGACTTTTAATGAGTTGGGGAATTAAAAATATTGCATCTGTAGGTACATGGGGCAAAAAGCCTATAAGCCTAGACTCTAATTGGATTACTCGTTCTATTGGTAGTTTAAAATGGAACTTAACACTAGAGTCGTGGGATGAAACAACAGCAAAATGGGATGATAATAGTACTTATGATTGGGCAATTAAAAATGTAAATATAAATCCAGCAGAAGACTATGAGTGGGATGAAAGTCCTCAAGTATGGTCTTCATTTGGAGTTAACTGGAACGATGCTACCTCAACTACAGATGGTGCTTGGGTATTAAGTTCTAAAAATACATCTTCATGGACGCAAAAGTCTATTGTAGATTAGAAGGGAATAATGATAAACGATACTTTAAAAACAACATTAATCGGAGGCAGTTCAGCAGGAGTAATTTTAACAGGCTGGTTGCCTGATGCTGTTGCAGTAGCAGTAGGGCTATTAACAGCTTTACATTTAGCTATTAAAATAGTAAAAGAATTTAAAAAGTAAAAGGAGTAGTATGATAAGTAAAGCAATGGGTTTTGTTATGAAAAATGTTATGACAGAATCATTAGTAAAAAGTGTAGTAGGTGTTTTAGGGGATTATTTAGTAGCATCTTCAAAGAATAAGTTAGATGACGCTCTGTGGAGTAAGGTTAAAAAAAGCTTAGGTATTTGAAGGAGAGTATGATACTATTAGAGGACCTTGTTGTAGATAATCAAGCAGATAGCGTGGTTGAGTCAATAGGTGTAGAAAATGAAGTATATTTTGAAGAAAAACCTAAAAAATGTCTACACTGTAATTCACGCCATATGGAAGCAATAGAGGTATTAGGAGCAACAGATGAACCGATATTATGGGCATGCTTAAAATGCGATGCTTTATTTTTGAAGTTCCCACGAAGCGAAACTGAAGTTTTGCTTGCAAGTGCAAAAGGACTCTGGACATCCCCTCTTGATTGGGGATTTAAAGAAAGAGACCTTTTCAGTTAGGAGTTTTTTGATATGGCTAGTATCGACAAAGGTGTCGTTAAGCGTGCAATTGTTACGCCTGATAAACACGCACCTATTCACGATAGAAAAGCAATCAGCGTAGTAAAGCAAGCGATTGAGATAGTAAAACCTGACATATACGTTGATTTAGGTGATTTAGGTGAATTTGCAGGATGTTCACATTGGCAATGGAAAAGAAAGAAAAAACCACCATTGGAATTTATATTACCTCAAGTAGAGGAAGATATAAAAGGTGTGAATGAACTGTTAGACGATATTGATGAATCGTTAGATAAAGCGAATGTAAAGACAAAGCATATATGTGCTGGTAATCACGATGAGTGGCTAGATTTCTTTAACGCAGAGCATCCTTATTTAGATTTATCGTTTGAGAAAGCTGGCAAGTTTAAAGAGCGTGGTTATAAGTATCATGCACCAGGTGAATATCTTAAGATAGGTAAGCTATATTACTATCATGGACATCACTTTGGGGGTCAATACCACGCTGCTAATCATCTTAGGAAGTTAGGATGTAATATTATATATGGTCATCATCACGCTTTACAGCA